ATTTGCTGGCGGTACCACTCCTGATGAGCGGGCGCCGTGTAGCGGATGTCTGACTGGCCCAGGATGATCTGCAGGGTTGCTGTGACATCGCCTTGCGGTGCTCCGTGGTCAATGCCAAGCCATGTCGGCAAGTCCCCCCAGTTGTGCACCAGCTCCCTGGCGCTTTGGCGTAGCGGGTCTGTTTCTGGTTGTGGCTGGCCTGTTGGTTTGCTTGGCTTATCTGAGTACATGGCGGGTCCCTCTCTGTTCTGCCAGTTGCTGGATGTACTGTTCCTGATCCAGCTGGTCAAGGATGTCGGCCAGCTGGGCCACGGCCATGGGCTGCTCTGCCGGCGGCAAGCTGTCGAGCCAGGGCGCTACGTCCTGGCCTGTGTCCAGCAGGTGCCAGATCTGGCGGCGCTGGCGGGTGATATGGGCCGCCTGCTTGGCTCGCAGCTCGGCCTGCTGGTCTTGCTCGCCGGGATCTGGTGCCACCTCCGGCGGCCTGGCGGTGGGGTGGGATTCGCTGACATGCAGCTGTGACCCCGTGATCCACATATACCGGCCGTCCTGGCTGACGATGCAGCCCTGGTGCAGCAGGGCCAGATCCCTCTCACTCAGGCCCAACAGCGGGGCCTGGTCTGCCAATGCCTGATCCAGATCCCCCGCTGATCCAGCCGGTGATCCTTCCGTACAGTTATTGTCAGAGCTCCAAGGGGCCCCGGCTGCGCCGTGGCCAAGGGCACCGCCCTGGCGGGCGGCAGGAGCCAAAGCTAGGCGCTCGTCCAGGCCATGGCGGGAGATCTCCCACCCGTCCAGGCGGGTCTCGATTTCGACCCGGTGGCCCATGACGCCCAGCAGGCGGGTGACGTCTTCGCCGTACCGGCTGGCGGCCTTGTCGATCTGCTTGAGCAGGCGCACAGGGCGATCAGCGCGGGGCAGGATGGGGCCGCCCATCTCGCGCACGTAGCCGGCCCAGTCCGGGTGCGATGCCATGGCGCGGCATAGCTCCAACTGCGGATCCTGTGCCGGGCCCGGCAAATCAGGCAGGCGGCGCAGCTCGCGCCAGATACCGACACCCGGGCCGCCGATCTGCTGGAACTGGCGCAAGCCGTGCCAGCTGGCCCAACCGCAGGCGGCAATGGCGGCATGGTCTGACAGTTCGCCGGCCTCGTAGTCTTCGCCCACCCGGTGGCCATCGATGTTCTTGGCGATGTACTTGGCCAGGTAGCCGGTGGCGCCGCCCTCTGCCGGGTTCATGATCTTCCAGTCGAATCTTGGGGTGATGTCGGTAAAAGCCGGGCAGTAGCGGCCCCACTGGTTGCGGGTGCGCACCAGCTCGGCCTGGTCGTGCAGCAGGGCGTAGCGCTGCAGGGTGCCGATCAGGGCATGGCACTGCTCGGGCGGAATGAATAGCAGCATGTGCCAGTGGGGTGTCCCATCGTGGTGTGGCTCCACCACCCGGAAGCCGTAGGGGCTGATCTCCTGGCGCTTGAGTTCGGCACGGGCATAGCTCCACAGCTTGCACAGATAACGCTGGGTCTCCCGCGGGCTGGCGCCCTGGTAGCGCTCGTTCTCCACCGTCTTGCCGTCTTGTTTGCCGCCCCGGGTCTTCCAGGGGTGAAACTTGGATGGCGCCGTCCAGGTGATGAACAGGCCCAGGTGGCCCAGATCGGCGGCGGTGTCTTCAAAGCCGCGCATCCGTACCATCAGCTCATGGCGGCGGTTCTCCGGGTTGGCGATGCTGGCCTTGATGGCGTCGGCCAGGCTGATCTCCAGGCCGTGCTGCTCATTGACTACCAGCAGATCAGCGGCCCAGCGTTTGGCTGCCTCTTTGCGCTGGCGGTAGATCTTCAGGTTGGTATTGGACAGATAGGCGCTGACACCCCGGCGTACCTTGCCGATCAGGATGGCGGCGTGTTCGGTGTAGCGGTCCCAGGCACGGTTGATCTTGCGGGTCCACCACTTGGCATCCAGCAGGCGCACCAGCACGGCGGCGATCCAGGCGTCCCGGTTCTCGACGGACTTGAACTTGGGCATGGCGGGGACAAAGCCCCACTGGCCGGCGGGCCCGCTGACCAGATCAAACAGGTCGAGCGGATCAACCGTTTTGGTGTGGCCATCGGTGGCGTGGTGCAGCAGCTGGGCCGTTTGGTTGGCCCAATCGGCGGCGACTTCGGCGCGGCGTTCCTCGTTGCGCAGGGCTGACAGGCTGACCGGCAACTTGGCCAGGATCTTCTGAAACCAACCGACGCGCTCCCGCAGCCAGATATTGGCCGGGCCGGCATTGTGAACCTTGCAGCGCTTGCGGCGGCGTAGGTACTGGACATACAGGATCGGCCATACGGTATCAGGCAGGCCATCCAACTGCTTGAGAGACCACTGCAGCTCTTCTTTGCGGCTGCCCTCGGGGAAGAAGGCCGGGATATCGACCCCGGCCAGCTTGATTTGCGCGGTGAGCAGATCCATCAGGCGATCAGCGCCCCCATGCGATGCAGGGGGGCCGTGATGGCCCACCACTTGGCAATGTGGCCGGCGATATGGGGCTGATTCAGCCCCAGGGCCTGCCAGTAGAGACAACGGATCGCGCCGATGGTCATCAGCAGTTGGTCACGGTGCTGCCGCCCATCAAAGGCGGCCTGCCACTGGCGCCGGCACTGGCAGCGCAGCTGGCGCCAGTGAAAGCGCAGATGCTCGCGGGGGGAGGGAGTGCTCATGCGGCACACTCCGCCTCTTTCAATACTGCTTTGATCTGTGCCTTGGCGGCGAGATAACTGATGTGTGGCAGTTGACCGATGGCGGTTAGGCAGCGCATCAGCAGATCCGGATCACTGGTTTCTGCTGCCGCATCATTCATTGCTGCCGCGGCTGCGCTAAAGCGGCGCTTAAAGTCAGCATCTGCGTCGTCACAGTCCAGTGCATCAATGGCCTCGTCTGCTTGCTTGAGCTGTTCGCCATCAAACTCGCTATGGCTAAAACCCAGCATGTGCATCATCACGGCCAGCTGGATCTGTTTGGCAGCAAACAGCTCCAGAACGGTCTTGGGTGCCGGTGTGGCGGCCTGTTCCTCAACGCTTTGCGCTTGTGGTGCTACCCCTGCCTCAGCGTCTTTGCTGCGAATGAAGTCAAAGAGCTTTTGCGCAGTGGCTTTTTGGGCGTCGGCGGTCGAAATCATGTTGAGCAATTCCGTCACGCAGACGTTCGTCCAGTCGTTACTGATACGCTTCAACGAGATGTCGTGCAGGTAGCCAATGGCTCGCTTCATGTCATCTTCGTGGCCATATCCCGCTTTCAACAGCAGGCCGCCGAGGCGACCCAGGGCCAGCAGGCCAACCGCATGAAAGGTGATGAGCTCATTACGCCCGGCCTCGGCATTGAAGGCGTAATCGGTGAGGTGACGATTCCAGCCTGCAGGCCATGCCGCCATGTCCCAGAAGCGCTGAGCCAATTCGAGCTGAGCGGTGGTAGGCACATCTTTCTTGCTGAGGTTGAGTAGGTGCTGAGTCGCTTCGATCAGACTCTTGAGGGCAAACCGCTTGTCGCTTTTGCCGGCCACAGCGTTCTTTTGATATTCGATCTTCCCTGCAAAGACGGGGATCTCTGCCAGTGAGGCCAGGCATTGAGTCCTTTCATCGCGCAGGTTGTACGCCTGGTTGAGAGAGGCACTCACGGCCTTTGCATTGCTGTTGATGTCCGCAAAGGCCTGTTTTCTGTCCTCCAGTGACATATCGGTAAAGAGTTGAACGGGCACCTCTGATGGGGGGATCCCCTGGAACTCCTTCACGGCTTTCATGATGCCGACGGCTCTGTGCTGGCCATCAAACAACTTGATCTCGGCATCCATGGGCACCTGTATCGTGCCGACGAACGAGCCGTCTTTGTGCTCAATGAACTGCATGTTCTCGGCTTGTATGATCCCTGTGAGCGCAGGGATCACGAAGCTACGCGGGTTGTCACCAATGTATTTGGCCACAGCCTTGGCGCGGCGCTTATCAACGTCTCGCTGTGAGCGGTCCATGGTGTTGCCCGTATCAATGGCCAGCAGTCGAGCCAGGATGCTGAACGGCACACTTGCCACGTAGTAGCTACGGCCACCTTGGATACCGCGAACCGCGGCAAATTCGAACGTCGGCATATCTTTCATAGTTGCACCCCCGTGCGTTGTTTCAGTTCATTGGTGAAGTTGTCGAGCTGGGCATGGTCGGCAAAGCCGTCGATCACGACCTTGTGGGCCTTGCCTTGCTTGGTGGTTTCAAACTCCATGGCGGGATAGCGATGGGCCACAAAGGCGGCGACCATGGCCACATCAATGGGGCAATACAGGTGGCGGCTGATCAGCATGCGGCACCGCCCATCAGCCCTGTGGCTGCGTATTCCGGCCCGGTGGCCATCGCGTGGATCCAGATGTCGTTGGTTTCAGCCAGGGCGGTTTTGCCGTCAGGGCAGATGAGACAGATCATCTCGTCGGCAAAGATGCCGATCTCTTCTGATGTCTCCTCATTGCGCACCTGCAACACGATTTCCGGCGCGTTCTCGTCCGGGTTCAACTCGATGACGGTGCAGAGCCCGCCGGCAAACATCCCCACCTGTGGGGTGATGATCTGCCGGCCAAGCAGGCTTTCAGACAAAGCGGCGGCTACGCTGCCAGCGGCAGCGGTGATGGTGTTGTGCATGATGTGAGTCCTTTCTAGGTGTTGGCTTGGGTAGTCAGGGTGTCTATCCGGCCTGGCAGGCCGTGGCGGCGCTGGAAGTCGCGCAGGCGCTCCAGCGTCTCTTGCTTGAGTTGTTCGGCCTCTGGTTCAACCTGGTCGGCTTGGCCGCCATGAAGGAAGTCGGCACGGTCGAGCATGCCGCCAAAGGCGCAGTGCAGCGCCTGAATGGCCAGGAGCGAGCGGCGGATCGCCTCACGCTCGGTAATGGTCATCTCATCCAGCGACTTTCCAGCATGGGTGCTCGGGCGGATGCCGGCGGCGCCCTCGGTGCCGTAACAGATGATCTTGCGCTGCTGCAGGCTCAGCTTGTCCCATCTCGCCGCCGGGCAGGAGCGGCCCAACATGGCCCGCATCTGGGCAATGGCATCGTGGCCGGCGCTGGCGCCGAACTGCTCAGCATTCAGAAACGGCACATCCTGGTGTTCGCTCGGCTTGCTGCTGGCAGCGATGGCGGCCAGGCTCAGCGGGCCGGGGTGTTTCGGTGCGACTGTCATGGTTACCCCCTGATGAGATGGCGGTGTTCTACCACCTGGCCGGCACGGTTGCGGCGGCGGGTGATGGTGATGCAGGCGCTGGCGCGTCGGTACAGCAGGGCGGTCAGCGGGATGATTGGTGGTTGCGGCTGCATGGTGCCCCCTTATGTCTTCACGGCCTTTTCAGGCAGGCAACGAGGCAATGCCGGCAGAGTAATGGCAGGGTTTGGCATCATAGATTGATGGGAATAACCAACCAGCTCGATAGCGGCCTTTACTATGAACAGGCACTGCTCGTTGCGACAGATATGGAATGACTCAAAAAACATCGGCGTCACCCGTCGGGTGGTGCGGTGGAGCATGGGCGATCCGCAGTGCGGACACTTCAGGCGCATTAATGGCTCTCCCGTGTGATGGTTGCTAAATCCCCGCCACACCGCGCATCGCGTCTATGGCGGTGCCCAGGGCCGGGACGGCTTGGTATTTCTGTTCGATCTCGTTGATCAGGATCGCCAGCTCCCCTAGGGCGGTGGTGGCGGCACTCACGATGGCGTTGCGCTGCCCGCGGGTAACGCGCCCTGTGGTGGTCACCTGCAAGGCATGCACCCCCAGGCCGGCCACGTGGGCATTCAGTTCGACAGCCCGGGCCACAATGGGCGGGGTCTTGTCGGCATCTGGCAGGCGGATGGCGGTGAGCCCGCAGTCGAAGAGGGCGCCATCGATCAGCGTCTCGTCGCCGGTGGCCTGGTACAGGGTGATCAGCTCGTCCACTGTCAGGCGGTGGGGTTGTTCTGGGTTCAGCTTGTTACGCAGCATTTGCCCGTTCATCCCTGTGGCGCGGGCCAGGTCACTGACGTTGTGGCAGGCGGCAAACCGTTCGCAGGCACTCTCGAACGCTTGGTTGCGCTGTTTGTCGGTTGTGGAGTCAAACATGGCTATCTCCCTCATCCATGCGATGCTGTATTCAACGCTTGCTGCGCGGTTGGTTACCCAAAGCCAGGGCCTGCTGGGTGTAGAGCGCCAGATTGATAAGCACTACCTCAGAGCGACCTTGCTTGGGGATGATGGGGATACGGCCGGCGCGCACATAGTTCTCGACGGTGCGTTTGGTCAGTCCGCTTATCTCAGCAAAGCGCTCCACAGAGCAGACCGGGGTGTCAAAATGAAGGGCGAACTGACTCATGACGCCTCCCGGATCGGCGTGATCGGTTGAGTAATGGCCTTGAGTGTTCCTCCTGTAAGAATTTCGATCTGGTAGGCGCGTCCTTGCGGGATGGTTTCAGGCCATTGGGAGATTGCCTGAGGGCTAATATCTCCAAGGGCTTTGGCGGCATTCACCACGCTCCCGAAATGGGCAATGACATCCGTTTTTTTCACTGTACTCACTCCAGTAAGGGAACTTACGGAAGTGAGCGTAAGTTTTCTTTTTTCACAATGCAAGGAAAAACTACGGCACTTGAAGCAAAAAACTACGCAGGTTGCCCGTAAGATTGCTTACATGACACTAGGAACCCGTATCAAATGGCGCCGAGATGCTCTCGGCTTAAGCCAACAAGACATAGCCGATAAAGTCGGCGTGAATCGCGTCTCTGTGAGCCAGTGGGAGAGGGATGACACGTCGCCCAAAGGTACTAATGCCCAGAAGCTTGCTGCCGCTCTTAGCGTCAGCTACGACTGGCTATTTACAGGCAAGGGCTCCCCTGAACAGTCAAATGTAGAGCCCGCCGTGCTACCAGTTGGACAGAGGATCCCTGTGATCAGCTACGTCCAGGCTGGGCAATGGCGAGAGATGTGCGAGACCAGTGCCTTTGATGGCAACGTCGAATTTGTGCAGGCTGGCACTGACACTGGCCCAATGGCCTTTGCCCTGTGGCTAACCGGTGAATCCATGTTGCCTCAGTTCAAGGAAGGGGACTTGATCATCGTGGACCCGGATGTGCAACCGAGCCCTGGGGATTTCGTGGTGGCTAAGAATGGTAGCCATGAGGCCACGTTCAAGAAGTACCGGCCTCGCGGTATTAGTGAAAACGGGCAAGATGTATTTGAGCTTGTCCCTCTTAACAGCGATTACCCCTCACTGCACTCTGACCGTCAGTACATACAAATTGTAGGCGTGATGGTTGAGCATAGGTCATTCAGAAAAAAATTGTGATGGATCACAGCTGCAAAGATTTTCGAGGATTCTGACATGGTTAAAAAAAACACAACGCAGCCAATAGAATATGTAAGCAGAGAGGTTAAAGAGTTAGAGATTGAAGAGGAAATAATCATTCAATCTAAAAAAATTGATTATTACACAATAGAATACACCGTAGAGTTTCTTGTTAATAAGCTAGCCTGTGGTGACCTATATATACCAGAGTATCAAAGAAATTATACATGGCCACAGAAAAATAAATCTCGGTTTGTCGAATCTGTTCTTCTTGGGTTTCCTGTGCCATTCTTTTTCTTATGGGAAAATCCATTTACAGGAAATCTTGAGATTGTTGATGGTGTCCAGCGGTTAAGCACATTACATGAATTTATTTATTGTGACTTAGTTCTAGAGCAATTGGATAGCCTTGATGTGTTAAATGGATGTACTTACAGTGACTTGCCTATGTCTAGAAGGAAGAAACTGTTAAATAGGTCTATACGTGGAATAGTTCTTTCTGAGGGGACTGATGAGTCCTCACGAATTGACTTGTTTGAACGGATTAATACCGGCAGTAAAATAGCCAATCCATCCGAGGTTCGTCGAGGATCTCTGCAAGGGCGTTTCATGGGGTTGATTCAGGAGCTTGGCAGTAATCCACTATTCATCAAGCTGTCACCGATGACAGCCTCAAAAGTAAAAGAATATGAAAGAGAAGAGTTGATATCAAGATTCTTCGCGTACAGTGATGGTCTTGAATCATACAAAGATAATCCGAGAGACTTCATATTTAAGTATATAAAAGATAAAAATATTGAAGTCGCTGAAAATCCAGATCTAATTGCCCATTACAGATCTATGTTTTTACGCATGATTAGGTTCGTCGAAAAGCACTCCCCAAATGGATTTGCTAAAAGTCAGCGTGTAACTCCGAGAGTAAGATTTGAGGCCATATCTCTTGGATGTCACCTTGCGTTAGAAGAACAAGAAAATCTTAATGTCCCCGATGAATTATTATCAAATTTGTACGCAAGTGCTTTATTCAATCAAGAGATTAGATCGGATGGCGCCAATAGTAAGGTAAGGCTAAATGGTAGGATTAATGTTGTGAAAAATGCCCTTCTTCAAGGAGGGGTATGATGCGGTTTTCTAGTAGAGGTAATAGTCGAGTTAGTCTTATAAATGCGAGGAATAACTATAATGAACTCACTTCGACAATCCATGATTACATGCGCCTAATAGTGTCCATTGACAAAATGGATATAAGAATTGAAATGGCTCAGTATCAAATGATTAGATCTAGTCTTTTCTTGGTTCTTTATAATCTAATTGAGTCAACAATGGCTATTTTGATAAGGGCGGTTACTGACGAAATCAATAACAACTTCATAAGTGACACACTAAAATCCATGCATTTACATGATAAGATAGCTAAGGAAGTTCTGAAAAACATAAGAGCAGATTTGGAGACCGGCGAATCATTTTACAATTACTCCCTTGGTATATGTAAAAACCCAAACTTTAAGATTAGCGAGGGTGGCGGTGGAAATTGGAACTACATAAATATAGTTGCCTTCAGTAATAAAATTGGTGTCAAAATCAACATGTTTGACGCATTCGGCAGAACCTGTAAAAGAACTGTTGCGCGGCGAGCTAAATATGTATTAGATGCTGAAGATCCTAAAATTGGAAGTAAGACAATTAATTCAATTACTGATTATCGAAATAAGCTAGCCCATGGTGAAGTCTCTTTTCATAAGCTAACTCGGGATATGACAGTCAATGAAATGAGAGCCTACGCATTAAAAACAAAGATGTTTTTATTTTATCTAATTAAGAGATATGAGTTATTCATCTCAGAAAGACAATATTTAAAACAGACTGAAAATGTTGCTTAGTTTTTATCTCTAACGAAGTTAATAACGCTGTCCCCTACTATTTCCCCCAAACGAACAGGGACCGCGTTCCCGATCATTTTTGCTAATGATGATATTGTGAATTTCTCAGTTTCAGGCAAAAATTGATAATATAGTGGAAATGATTGCAGCATTGCTGCCTCTCTTAAGCTGATAGCTCTATCCTGTTCTGGATGCCCAAAACGTCCATTCCCGAATCCATTACACTGAGTTGTAATGGTCGGAGACGGCTCATCCCATTTCATTCTTCCATAAACACTAGGAAAGGTTTTCCCTGACTCTTTGGTATGACATTTTGCTCTCAGCTCTTCTGGCCAATCTAGCCAAGAGCCGCCAGGTGTTGATACTCGGATGCGTTCCAGATTTGTTGGGCTAAGGATTGAGGCCCGATGCAATCGGTCATGCGGATGGCATTCTCCAGCGGCAATCGGAGGAAGTTGTGCGATCACATCAGCGACAGTCAGGTAGTTGCTCGGGTTGTGAGTTGGCTTAATCAGGCTAATTTGACCCAATCTTGAGGCGATGAGCACGAGCCTTTTGCGTGTCTGAGCCATACCATAATCAGGGCAATACACCACTCGATAATCGACATGGTACTGCTGTTGTGTAAGCAGATTTACGAAGTCCTTGAAAACTTGCTGATCCAGTAAGCCTGGCACGTTTTCCATGGTGACAAAGTCAGGCAGAACCTCTTTTACCAAACGCCCGAAACTACTGAGTAAGTCCCACCGATGGTCTTTTTCAGTGCGAGCGGTTGTTCTGGAATAGGTTGAGAATGGTTGGCATGGGGCACACCCAGCTAAGAGGCTGTATTCTGCGCCCTCAAAGTGCTTGATGATCTCATCTGCTGTTAACTCGGTGACACTCTGGTTGATGAACTTGGCGTTGTTGTTGTGTTCATAGGCAAACCGGCAGCTCTCGGCTATATCGTAACCGGCCACTACTTCAATTCCTGCGTTCAGCAGGCCGTGTGTCAAGCCGCCTGCACCACAGAACAGATCAACAGCCTTAATCGTCAATTTTTACCTCTAACCTCTTAGTCTCGTTTGTGCAACCGAGGCATTGTAACAGAAAGAATGACGGACATCGAGGGCGATGTCACTCACACACATGATGTGTAATCAGATAAAAAGTAAATGTAATCAATGTCATAACTCAAGATGCTGATTGTTTGTGTTAAGGGGATTCAAACAGATTGCAATGCAAGATGATGCTGTATATTAATACAGTATCGTGCGCAGTGCATTGTTTATGAGTCAATAACACATGTCGATTCGTAGGCTCCCATCCGGAAAATGGCTTGCCGAGTGCTACCCAGAAGGCCGCCCCAGCGCGGCCAATCCTAACGCGCCTCGTGTCCGCAAGCAGTTCGCTACCAAGGGTGAGGCTCTGGCCTTTGAGGCTTTTGTGCTGGATCCGGAGAAGGGCAAGCCTTGGCTGGATGGGCGCAGCCAGGGGGACGAACGCCGCCTCAGCGACCTAGTGGAACGTTGGTTTGGCCTGCATGGCCAGAGCCTGCGGGATGGTGCCAGCCGCAAATCCAAGCTGCTGCTGCTTTGCCAGGCCCTGGGAGATCCGTTAGCCGTGGAGTTTGCTGCCCGGGATTTCGCCGCCTATCGGGAGGCCAGGCTTAGCGGCGACATCGCCGACCGGCGGGCTGTGCAGCAGGCAGGGCAGGGGGTCAGTGCCAATACGGTGAACCGTGAGCACGCCTACCTGAGGGCCGTGTTCAACGAGCTCAAAAGGCTAGGGGAGTGGACTGCCCCCAACCCGCTGGACGGCCTGAGAGCCTACAAGGTGGCCGAGACGGAGCTTGCCTTCTTGTATGAAGACGAGATCAACCGGCTGCTGGCCGCCTGTGCCGAGAGTGACAACCCCGATCTGCTGATGGTGGTGAAGCTGTGCTTGGCCACCGGCGCCCGTTGGTCTGAGGTGGAGGAATTGACCCAGAGCCAGCTTTCCCCTAATCGGCTGACCTTCTCCAAAACCAAGAGCAAGAAGAGCCGTTCCGTGCCCATCAGCCCCAGCCTGTTTGCCCAGCTACCCAAGCGACGTGGCCGGCTGTTTGGTGACTGCTATCGGGCGTTTGAGAAGGCGGTGGCCCAAGCCGGCCTGGAACTGCCCACCGGCCAGTGCACCCACGTGCTGCGGCACACCTTCGCCAGCCACTTTATGATGAACGGCGGCAATATCCTGGTGCTGCAGAAAATCCTCGGCCACTCCACTATCAATATGACCATGCGCTATGCCCACTTCGCCCCGGATCACCTGGAAGATGCGGTGAGGTTGAACCCGCTTGCCGGCAATTTGCAGTAACCCGAAAAAGTGGCGACAAAGTGGCGACAGAAATCGCAATGCCTGGTCATTTTCGGGTGTCATTGGTTTTATAACTCGTTGAAATTTAAGTAAGTGCTTGATTTGTTAGGGGCCTAAACAGGATTTAAAATCCCTCGCTGGCAACGGCGTGCCGGTTCGACCCCGGCACCGGGCACCATACAAATCAAGCGCTTACGACGATTCACTTCTCCCGTTTTCCACCTTGGGGAATATGAGGGGAATATCCTTGGGGCATCTCTGCCCGTCTCCTTGTGGCTATAGTACCCGCCGTTCTTGTCCATGCCCCCATGTGTCATGCACCAGCGTGTCCCATCGCCGGTGTGACCTAGGCCTGTCCAGGGCCATACAAATTTGGGCTATGGCCGATTTGCCAGTGGCTTGTTTGTGTGCTAACGGCAGAGTATGGTGAGCTTGTTTATTGACCAATGGTCATGTTTGACACCGTTTAGGTGGTGGGGTCAAGAGCGTGTCTATGCCGGTTCCAGATAAGTAACTGAATAACATGGGTCTTTCCGGCAAAGTTTGTGGGGTGGGATATGGCGCATGAACAACTTTTGACGGCCGAAGAATTGGCCTTTATCCGGGAGCTGGAGTG